TTAAATTAACTTAAAAATCTTACTACTTTCAAGGCTCTGAAAAAACATTTCAAAACTAGGGCGAATATCCTCACCCTCAAAAGTAATATATTTTAAATTTGAGTGATCTTGTAGGTCTACAATAGACTTATCAACTGTTGCTAGAATATTATATTCAGTACCAAATTGATCTTTTACGGTGACTTCTTTTTTTAACATAGATGGATCCTTAATTTAAATTATTTAGAAATTATATAACTTGATTAAATTACTTTATAATTTAACTTAAACATCTGATTTAAAGACGTATAAAAAGTTCTTCCATCTAGGTTCAAATCAACTTCTTTACCTGATTGAAGAAGTATTCGCTTACCCACTTCTATAGTTTTTAACCCATTACGAGTATTTTGTATTTTATTTAAAGGGATGAGCGACACTATAATTTCTGTACCATTTTTTGATTTTGCAATTAAATCGTTTATTTTTAACAACTTGTATCCTATTTCTGGAGGTTTTCTCGATTTGAAAAAACTTTAAAACTAACTTTCAATTTATAAAAAGCACTGTTTAGTGCTTTTTATTACTGTCAATTATTGCTTAGATAGCAACAATATTTACAGCATTTGGTCCTTTTTGACCTTGAGCTACACTAAACTCAACCATTTGGCCTTCAAACAGTGTTTTGAAACCTGAATTAGCAATTTCGCTAAAATGGGCAAAAACATCTGGACCTGATTCTTGCTGGATAAAACCGAAACCTTTAGTTTCGTTGAACCATTTTACAGTTCCTTTAACAACATTCGAGTTTGACATAATAAATCCTACTGATTTTTTAATAATTGTGAGTCATTTGATTGACTGTTTATAACTTTGAAAATAATAAATTTTGAGACTTAAAATCTGAAAAAACGAAGGATTATGACTAAAACTGCGATGCTTAAAGAAGATTTACCGAAACAAGACTTTTTTCTAGTTAACTTAACTATACACTAAAAATTAATTTAATCAAGTTTTCTTATATATATATTTATTTGCCTTATATTTTTTTGATTTTTACAATAAAATGGCTTTGTTGCACAAAGATTTCATAACTATATGATTTTAAAAGTTTTGATTATTTTTTGATCCAAAATTAAATTTATTTAAATCAGATGCTTACATATTTATGCAACAAAGCCCAATAAAATTAAACCTTTATTGTAAATACAGTAAGATGTTGTTACTCTGAAACTCAGCAATATTGATAAGTAATGAATGCGATTTTATAACTCTGTAATAACAATTCTAGTTTTTTTAGTTTCGGGAATGATGATTTTTTCCCATATACAAAGCTCCTACCACCCTGCTAACTTTATTACTGCATCTATTGATAAGTAATTAAATTCAAAATCAATCAGATGCTTAAACACTTTTAGTCGTATCAATATATTAATTAAGAACGCTTATTTCGCTCACGATAAAACTTATACCAAAGCCCTCATTTAGATAGAGGGCTTTCTCAAATCACACACTGTACACAAACAGTGACATGCACCCTTGTCGAAATCGAATGTGCTGTGCAACCTGTTAGCAGGATACACAGCATTAATGCTTTGATCATGATAGGAACAAAGCTTTTTCTTTAGCACGACGATTTACAAGCCCTTGCATGCGTTTTCCACCCGCGTTTACCCATACATCAAACTGATCCGCTGCGCCGCGAATATCATTGGCATTCAGCTTTTTCATCAAAGTTGATTTGCTAAATGCATCTGTCCCAATGTTGTAGGCAAGTGATACCAGTGCATCAAACTGATTTTGGTTAAGCGGTATCTTCACCGCATTATTTACAGCAGATTCAAATTTCTTTAAATCATGGGCCATGTATGCCTTGGCCTGTGCTTCAGTACAAGCATCTCCTTTCTTGACCTTGATGCTGTTCGGATAAACCGTGGTACCGAATCCAATCGTCCACACTCCCACCCCATCGTCATAGGCAGTAAGTCGCTTTCCTTCAAAATTACAGATCAGGTCTATCCCACTTGGGCTGATGTGCATTTCATCTGTGGCGATACCCAGCATATCATTCAGGTCATCATAGGCGGTTGCAATTAACTTATCTGCAGCATCAACCTGCTTTTGGGTGAGTTTGCCACCACTGATCTTTCGCAGGAAATCAAATATGTGTTTCATTATGGGCTACCCTTAACTTTAGGCTGTGCAATCTTACGGCCAATGTACGCCAATGCAGGCAATACAACTGAAAGCAAAATAGCATGGTATTCAGTCGGAATGAGTTGTGTGTTGATGCCCTCTTGAATTAAAACAGGAAGAACACCCAATAAAAAAGCTCCGATAATTGGGAGCTTTACAGATAAATATTTCCAGACGTTTTCGGGGATGAATTTCATTTTTGATAATTCCTAATGGTTGATACGTCGGACTCAAGACGAGCCGTTTTTTCCTTAAGGAGTGAGTTTTCTTGTGCATTCTGGATAATTGAAGATCCGACCCATGTGCACACGCCAATAAAAACCCCTGCGAGAAGTGTTAAGGCAATACGAATGACATTCAGACCGCCATCGAGTTGAGCTGATTTATTTTCCAGCACACCAACCCGGGTAATAATCGAATCAATATCTTTGCGGTTTTCAGCACTCATGTTTTGGTGCGCTTCGTTAATGAAGGTCAATCTGGTTACGTGGTCGGACAGCATTCGAATGTCAGACTGCATTGAATCAATCTTCTTCTCTACTCTGACCCCGTACGACTCGTTGTCGGTCATAAGACCCCCTAATTTTTGGCAATAAAAAAGCACCCAAAGGTGCTACGTATTAAGAAACTTTAATATTTCTCAGTTTGCATTTAGACGCTGTTGAAGTTGATCCACCGATAAACATTTGTGCGTTGTTCGGTATTTGATACTGAATTGATGAATTTGAAACATCACCGATTTTTACAACATAAGTTGTTCCAGATCTTTCAACAGTTGCGCTGTACCACATGTCTCGTGAAATAGTTGTAGTGCTTATGGTCGGCGTTGCTCCATACATATTCACAAAAAACTTATTTTGCAAAGATCCAGACCCATCCCCACCAACCGATATTTGAATACCCCCTGTATTCCATCCCCCCATATTTTTGAATAACTCAAAATATGAACTAACTGCATTTGCAGGGATTAAGAAATCAAATTCAATTTTCCAATTCGCATTAAACTCAAAATTGTTAGCAGACAGTAAATACGCATTGTCATCAAAGCTGATTTCATTATTTGCGTTATATGTAATTGCTCCGTTTTCAGTCCAGCCAAGCTGGCTATAACCATTGTCGATTAGTGAGTTATTACTTATAAGCAGCTTAACTTTATAATTCAGATCAATATTTGACGCATATATACTTTGCTCTGCACTTAGTTTTTCAACCACATTTTTCACAGAGCCAACGCGCACATAATAAGTTTTACCGACATCAATATCTGTATCAACATAAGTCCGCACATCACCAGCCAAAACAGCTTTCGGCACCGGCAAATTTTCAGGATCAATAGGCGTTTCAGAGCAGTAATAACGCTGCTCATCAACAAAGCCGTCTAGTTTCCAATTTAGTTCTAAGCGATTAGTCATTTTTAAACTCAACTGTTAAGTCGTATGGCGCACTAAAGAATTGTGATAATTCGACTGTATGAGTAAATGGATTTAAACATTCATAACCATCTCGAATGGTTTTAAGCACAATCTCAACAGTACGGGTATTTGCTTGCATTGCTGAAATGGCAAACGTGTATGATGTTGAGCCCGTAACATTCGCATTATTTGTAGCAAGTTCAACTTGATCTTCATCAAACTGTGTAATTGTTAAATGCGTTTGTGTGCCTGGTTCAATAGCTACACCACCTTCATACCAACCTAAAATACTGCCGCCCGTCTGCTGTATTCGATTACGATCCACCCAAGTTAGGACTAGATCTGTTTCAATTTCGGTTGGCCAGTAAACATCGTTAATTTTTACATTCGCAGGTGGATAAGGACGAATAGCACGTGCTTGGATTTCGACTTGCTGTGCATCCACATCATCCAGACTTAGAATTCCACTTGGCGTGGTGGTCAGGGTTTTTACGTTGATGATTTCCCCTGTGACATATTCAGTGGAATCTACCGTAATAAAATCATCTGCAAAATACAGCACACTGCCAGCCAAGTGATTTTGAGGAATAGTATCAAGTGCACCGCGTTTTACCTTGAGTAATCCCGTTTCCTCATCATAAGCTTGATACACCATGATCTCGTGATTCACAGTGATCTGCGTACCGATACTGACCATATCGATATCACCAGCCTGTTTTACAATGAATGCAGTGTCTGTTTTCAAAATACTCTGATCCAGCTCAGCTGTTTCACTATATGCAATTGCGCCTACCCGCTCATAATCATTGCCCGTATCTGTATACATCAAAGCATTCAATGAATTGGTTTGTGGCCGCTTAGCAATCACCGCTGCATAACCTGCATCAGGGTTATAAGCTAAAGCTTCATCCACAGCTTTCTGCCCATTCAATTGAACGGCCTCTAAATACGACAACTCAAATGCTTTAAACAACGCAGGTTGTGGAGGTTTGGGTGTCATGTCTACAGGGGTATCAATCACAATGCTTGAAGACAGATCACTTGAATAAGGCACGACCTCTACAAAATCAATCGATACATCTGTACCCGTGCCTAAGTTGATTTTCATGATTCTGACTAGAATGGTACCTGCCCATTTTCTTGGCCATTCCAATTTAAGTAAGTCGTAACGGTTCCATTTTCGCGCTTCATAGAAACCCGTGGTAAGGGTGCCTTGCCAAACCGGTGTAGACATTTGTTTCAACTTCCACTGTGCCACCACAGCAGCATTACGCTGATTCATAAAGTACGGAAACTTTACCTCGTCAGCATTTTCATGACCTTTCAAGTTCCGAATCGCAGCATTTTCCGCAACTGAGAATGACGAATTTTTAATAACATCTCGGTTGTAATAACTGACATTCAGCTTATTGATTAACTCATCTGCAGAAGTTGCACCATCCAGATTCATATTCTTGATTTTATTCACTGGCAAAGTTTGAATTTCATCTTCATCAAACCAGTCATCACGAAATAAAACCATTTCATATAAACCTGTTTGGCGGTTCATACGGATGCCCGCTTCAATATGCCCACAAATTTCATTGATCGCCTCAAGGCATGATTTCTCTGTCACTGACCATGAGATCCCGAGTTTTTCTTGATGAAGTACATCTGCAGCTTTCTTAAAATTCACATCGTTGACATCGGACTCAGGCTTATTCATCGCAGTGTCATCAGTCAGAATTTCTCGAATTTTATGAATAGGGTTGATGTCCGCATAATTCACTGAACCATTCAAATTTTCATACTTAAGATATAAATAGATGCCTGATGGACTTCCACTAGGCACACCATCCACAGCTGCACAAAAAAGTGTATTCACACCAGTTTTAATTTTTGAGACGGGAATTTCTGCATAAGAGACATAATAAGAATCTAGCGAAAGTGGAATTTGCTCCCCGTTCCAATACAGCACACCACCATCATCATGGCGCATTTCTACCTTTAAGCTTCCCACCAATGCTGGTTGAGCCACTGTAATTTTTTCGCGAATCATAATTGCGCGACCAATCTTTGGAGATACGGGTGTATTGGGAGTTGGAAATCCAGAAGTCCCTCCTGTTGTATACCCAAAAGGACTCTGACCCATACTCCAGCTTGAATCGTCAAAATTCTCAGCAGCATAAGATGCAAGTTGGGTAAGTGAGATAAAACCATCCTGTACGTTATATTTATAATTTGCAGTTAAAGAAGAGCTAATAACAGTTGGATTAATTTCAGCTTTTTCGTCATACCACTGCGGACGACCATCATTACGAACATGGATGCGCATGGGCCAAAGTAACATTTCTTTCATGTAGCCTGAGTTGCCATGATAAAACGATTTATTGTAGTGGTGCCGTTTCGCAATAATTCCTGCAATTTCACCAACAACGCCACCCGAGGAAACCCCTTTGCCCAGTCCACGAAACAACAAATAAGACTGAAAGGGATAACCTGACACCCTTGGAAAGTCAGCGCTATAAGTGGTATTCGGCAATTGATCTGCACTACCCGTATGAATATCAATAAACCCAGCAACACCGCCCTCTTTATCCCCGTATAGATTTGGACTTTCTACACGTAGAAAGCTTTCATCATTATCGGGTTTAAAAATCCAGCCGCGATTATCAAAGTTAATCCCAATCAACTTTTCAATCGGATTGCCAATAAAGGTCGTGAGTTTGGCGAAGTATCTTTGACCTATTGTTTGCTTACTGCTTCCGCCCATGTTTTACATACTCCACAACTTGCTGCGCCATGGCATCATTGGTTTGTTCAACAATTTCGATATCGATGCCGTTTTCAAGAAAAGCTGTCCAGTCCCAACCTTGAGCCAAAAAAAATGCCCGCGATCCGCGAGCACACATTCCTGATTTTCGTATATCTGACATGTAAATTCTCACTTGCCACCTTTCTGTTTGATATCCGTCGTTGCATGCCCCCAAATATGTGTGATGTTTCCATACATATGTGGGCTACCCGCAACGTCTGAGAAAGAAACGCCTTCATCTGCAATCGTTCCATCAAGCTGATTAGCCGTTTGCTGGTTTTTCTTTTGGGCTTTGCGCATGGCGTAGTAGCTGTAAGCAGCTGTCACCACCATCAGCGCAAGCATGGCGTAAATCACCCAAGGTGCAATAACCATTCGACACCTCGCTTACTTAATTAATTGGGTAAAGATTGGATTGCTGTTGGGGATGAATTGATGTCCAGCATAACGAGCCCAATTGTTAAATTTTTCTTCACACATTTTTTTAGATTGGTCGCAACCCGGTACAACCGAGAAAACATCACCCGCCGCTAAACCGACATGCTGACGGTATAGCGTGAAAGTATTTACTGTGCTGGTCGTGATTAAAGTATGTACACCACCTTTCAGCATCAACCCCAAATTCAGCCATTGATCCGGATAAGTCTTGGTTTCCAAGATCGGGTCTCCATTTTCAAAAGTAGGATTGCCCTGTTCATCTAAAACAGGATTTCCTTCTTCATCTAATACAGGGACCTGCTCAAACATTGGATTGCCTTGCTCATCTAAAACCTGAGTGGGCACCACATTGAAAGAAACCTTTAAGCCATCGATCGCAGTCACTTCAACCTCAAATGACCATTCTTCAAACTTTAGCCCACACCAGCGGTCATAGATTGAGTTTGGGCAAGAGTACTGAAACTTGCGTGTCAAAATATTACGGTTTAGGTAAGATTCACCCGTTTCACACACCAAGGTCAGCGTGTCTGCATCTTCATCATATTTTGGCTGCGTCACACGGCCTTTATGCAGAACCAGTGTTTCGCCCTGGTAAAGTTCAAGGATGGTAATGGTCACACCACCATAGAAGATCTTGCCTGCAAAGATGGCGACCAAATCTTCACCCTCAGCATTGAATAAATGCATTTGTGGGAACGTTACTTCGGTATCGCATTTATCAATACTTTCATCTTCAATGGCTGTACGCTGTAGGCCACGGATCGGCAGATACTCGATCCCTACATGAGTGATTGCTTTACGCTGATCCGTAAAATACCAAGCACGTGCACCATGCTTGAGTTGATATAACTCGGCTCTGTTTCTCATGATGATAGTTCCACAATGGGCACTGTCACTTGTGTAATCTGTGCACCTAAAAATTGAAATTCGATTTGATCCGCATCAAACCGGTGTAAGCCCAAATAGCAAATGGTTTGGATATCGTTGCGGTGTGCATTGATTGCAGGTGACACCGTTAAAGAGCCACCCGTTTTGGCCGTAATTTCATGCGCGGTCCACATTCCGTTTTTACGCTTTACCGCAATATGCTTACGATCAGCCTCAAGCAAGTACTTGGTGTTGGTACTCAGTGAGGTGGTGATATTTGCCGTGTTTAAGATATTGAGATGCTTCTCATACAAAGGCATCCAAAAGGCTTGATAACGGCCCATTCTGCGAAATAAAAAACGACGATACTCTGTGTATTTATCCCAACCCTTTAAAACTGCTTTAAACGGTTTTAGGTAGCGTGGTTTCTTCCAGTGCGTGAATTGTTGAAATCCACCCACATCAGCATCCACAATGTTTTGGTGCTGCGTCAGTGTCATTTCCAATGAGTCGCCATCCAATAGCAAAGGTTTGAAGTAAATATCATCACCAAGGAATTGCTCAGGCACATCAGCTTCAAATTCAGGTGAATCCTCTGCAATCACACGAAATACAACACTCGAATTAGACCAAAAACCACCCGTATTGATAGAGGCATCACCATCAATGATGCAGATCCGCAGCGGCATGATTGAAGCATTGGTTGCTGTTACATCGGCTGCAAGTCGAAAGCCATCCTGATATTCAGTAATCAATTCTTGAATGATTTCTTGCGTTTCAGGATCTCGAATTTCTTCTTGCACAATAATGTAACGACCTATGCTCACAATCTCAGCAACTTGAGCGCCTTCAGAACTTTCAAGCAAAATAAATCCGACTCTAAGGTCGGCTGAATGTGCTTTCGTGTCCATGATAATAAAATCACTGTCCACCATATCTGGAATCAATTGCCTGAACTGGGGCAATGGAACCCCCCACTGCTTGCGTAAATTCGCATAGAGCATATGGAAGATGTCGCCCATCGCTTTCTGCATATTCGAGTAATTGAAGCTCAAAACCTGCCTTGGTGCATCCCGCTGGATGTAACGGTCTTCGCTACTGTCATAAGCCTCATAAACTTCAGTTTTAAACTCTAGTCGCTCAGTCGAATCCAATAGAGGGCAATTTGTTAATACGTGCACCTCACCATATTTGGTTTGTATTTTCATATTGTACTCAAATTACGCTAATTTGCTTTTGTTCCGCTTTTGGTGATAGAGGAATGCCTTCTCACCATCTGGCCCATACAACATCTCTTTAGCCTCATTCTCATCCCTAACAAATATCACACGCAGATTGTTTTCAATGGGTTGAGGATTAGCTGATTGAGCTTTAGCACTCGCCTGAGCCTGCCGTTCAGCTTGTACAGTAGAATCGCGATTAATTGCTTCCATGGTTCCCATACCGACTCGATATGTATCTTGTGGAGTGACTAAACCACCATCTGAGTAACCTTTTGGCGGCTGTGACGTGCGCATAGCCTCAACAACGTTTACACCACCCCAGCGCTTAATATCCTCTTGCGACCAAACTACCTCACCCTTATGAACAATACCTGCGGGATCAAACTTGCCTCCATAACCAGTGAAGCCACCATCAGAATACCCAGTAGGTGCCGCTACGGATGCAATAATTGAAGCAATCTGGGCACCTTGCGCCATAGCACCAGCAATCATAGGAATGTTTTGGGGGAAGCCAATCGCAGACGCCTGAGCAATATTTTGCCCCATTGCAATTGCAGCTTGCGCCACAGCAAAGGCCTTTTCAACAGCAAAAGCTGCTGCATAAGCTTTTGATTTTTCGCCGAAGATAGCCCCCATCATGCTAGACATACTGGAAGCCATTTGTTGACCATAACCAAGTTGAAGCTGGAGTGATGAAACACTATAAGCATTCTCAATTGCACTCATTCTGTCGACATGAGCCTGATACGCCTGCTCCTTTAATGCATAGTTTTCACCAGCCATCGCCAACTCAGCATCAAACAGTGCTTGTGACTTATCCAGTCGATCAAATCGTTCTTTCTCAAGATTAAATTGATCTGTAGTGCCTGTCAGTTCAGCATTAATGCTTCCCCATTGCTGAACTGCGTTATTTAAACGCTTGCGATTTTCTTCCTCTTGCAAAGCCTTGCTTAAAGCAATTTCGCGCTGTTTCTGCTCTTGGCTTAGCTTGGAGTTTAGAAGAATCTGCTCACGCTCCAAGCGATAACGCTCCTGCATGGCTGCGGTTTCGGACATAAGAGCTTCACGCATTTGAAAGAGGCGAGTTTCTTGTGAAAGCTTAATTAAAGCGAGTTCTTGGTTAAATTGATCGTTTAGAGAGTCGAGCTTTAGATTTCGTTGTTCTTTGGTGAGTTCGGCATCCGCTTTAATCTCCTGCTCTTTAATGTTGCTAGAGAAACGAAGTTTCTGTTCTTCAGTTAAGCGATGCTCAACCAAATCATACTCAAACTTCATCTTAATAAGCTTCGCTTCCTCTTGATGTCTAGCTTGCGCCAAAGCAACATATTGCTCCATACCGTATTTTCTGAGGTGGCTAATCTCTTTCTCAAGATCTAGCCTTTTTTTATCCTCCCCCGTAGAGTACTCATAAACAATTCTGCGTATTTCCTCTGCTGCACGCTCGGCCTCTCTTCTTAGCTTCTCCGTGTTATCAGCAACTTTTTTCGAGGAACCAGCAGCCTTGTCAAATGTCTCCTTCATTTTTGAGGTATTTACAGCGCTTGCGGCTGTTGCCTTGCTCGCTTGATTTGCTCTAAGCTGCACCTTGGTTAATGAGTCGACCAGTTTATTGCTTGAACTAGGATCATTTAATTTATTAAATTTCGTGCCCCAGTTATCAACTGTTTTACCTAAGTCATCCAATACCATTTGATGGGTAATATTCTTATCTGACATTGCAGCAATAGCGCCGCCAATTGTTTTACCAATAATATCAAACGTTGCTGCCACACCCATCCCGACTTTTGAAAGCCATATCAGTGTGTTTGCTACCGATTCAGAAACACCATTAAATTGAACGCCTTGCTCAGATGTGGCAAGAAATGCGCCTGCAATTTGATTTAGTGCTGGAAGTAGGGCCTGCATAAACTGATTCTTCAGTCCATTGATCTGCATTTGCAATAATTCAGTTTCAACCTTCAAGCGCTGAGCCGCTGCTAAGGTTTCGTCATCCATAATTGCGCCAGCATTTCTAGCTGCCTCGGCCCATAATTGAAAACCTTCACCACCATTTTCAAGCAACGGAATTAATGAAGTAGCCTCATCGGCAACCGACTCCATGTAATAGACCATTTCATTTTGAGAGACACCAGCTTCTTTAAGTTTGTCTACATACAACTGGAGCGCCTGTGGCCCGCTTAATTCTCGCATGGTTTTCGCAAGCTCAAGCGCCCCTTTGGCACCACCCTCAGTTTTAGTGGCGATTTCAGTAAAAAAATCAGCTAACTCACCACCACCAGTGGAAATAAAATCTCCTACACGGTCCCGTGTGTCCTTAAAGATATCGCTTAACTTATCCATCTCGATACCCATGGCACGAGCACCAACAGCCCATTCCTGAAACTCGGTTGTAGTGGTACCTGATAGATAGGCTAATCTTTCAATTTCTGCCGCTGTATTGGCTGTCTGCACCGCAAGGGCTGCGATAGCACCGATCGTTAGTGAGCTGCCAATTGTTCCAACTATAGTGCCTGCCATACCAGCAAAGCCCAGTTTTACCTCTTGAGCTAACTTAGTGATTCCTGTCTTCATCTGATTAAGCTTTGGCGTTTGACTTTCAGCAGCCTCACCAACTTTTGTTACACCCTTAGATGCTATATCACCGCTAGACTCTAGGTTTTTTAGTTCTTTATTTAACTCTTGCGCAACTTTTTTGGAATTTCTCGAGTCAATTTCAACCACTAATCTACTCTTTTGCTCAGCCATAGCTTTCTCTCAGGCATAAAAAACCCCGCTTTCGCGAGGTTCTTGGTTTGATTTATTAGGGCTTATTCCCAATCTAAATTTTCAATATTAAATATAAATTGGCGCTTCCCTTCTCGGTAAAACGGCAATTCAATAATTAATTTTTTCGATTTTTTTATCTGCTGGATAATCTTCTCTTCTGTTTTGTCATAAGCTACAAATAAAACATCTGATTTATGATCATCTGTGCCAACCATAGTTATTTGCTGCACCGACCCATCATCAAATTTAAAAGCCGCCTCGCAATCTTGGATGCCACAAATAAACTGCCCTTTGTCTATTGCAACAATAATATCTTGACCTTCATTATTTTTTCGCAAGGTCAAACCCAAGTGCGACCCCCCATTATAGGGAAATTCGAAATCAATAGAGTTAGTGCTTAGGGTTGTTGCGTGTTGTGATTTAGTCCCACGCATTTCATCTGTTGATGCGCTATATTCCCAATTCGAAGTAATGGTTGGTTCAGCAGCTATTGCGGCCTGTTCATTTGGTCTCTCTTGATTTTCCGAACTACAAGCAGCAAGCAAAAGAATAGCACTTGATATAAATAATTTTTTCACACCCCACCCCAAATATTTATTATTGGAACAAGATACTAATTTCCCGCACAAAAAGAAACCGCCACTTGGGCGGTTAATCTTTAGAAGTTATAACGTAAACCGGCTTTATAAGTTACACCGTCAAGATCATCAAATTACCGATCAGAACTTTTATTTAGTTGTTCAAGTGGTGGCGCAGTTAAAATCAAAGGCTTCTCTTCGCTCAAAGCAGGAGAAATGACATTATTCCCACCTGGCTTTTTACCCAATAATTCATCTACTAATTCATTTACCTTGGTTTCAGTGCTGCGCCATTTATTGAAAGCTAACCCACCATTCCCTTTTAACTTAAATGAAGACTCAGAAACTTGTCGCCCATTTTGAATAAGGTTAAATTGAGCTGATACCATATACGGCACAATATCCCATGAACGTAAAGCGGTATAATTTAACATTGTCTGACATGAGCTAAGATTCGCACTTTCTTTATAGGTTTTAGCCTTAATGTTATGTCTAGAAAAACTTCTCTCAATAACTCCATCAAAATCTTTAATAATCACCTTTGGATTATGAATAATACATACTTCACGTATTGAACTGGGATTAAACCCAGATGTATTGTTCACTTGAATTGATGTACAGCCAGTCAACACTAAAGCAAGAATACTTAAACTTATTATCTTTTTCATACTACCCCCTTAAATTATGGAGATAAAATACTCATTAACTTAAAGAAAGTCTACTTAGTTATTAGAAAAGCACCCGAAGGTGCTTTGATTAGCCAGCTGATGGCTTCTTGCTCGGATTTGGATTTTCCGTAGTCAAAGCTTCGGGCTTAAAGTCTGCCTTTTTATTCTCACTATCAACAAACCATGCGCAAGACCATTCTGCCCCCATTCCAGCCTTGCCATTAATTGTCATAGCGGGCCCACCTGATTTTAGATAAACAACATCTCCCACTTTCAAATCGCTCATTACATCCCTCTTTATTCAAATTGTGAGATTCTTTTATACAATATATAGCTGTTTTTTCAAGCATTAAAAAACCACCCGAGGGTGATTATTTAATATTACCTGAGGGTGTGCTTTCGCCACCACAATCAATGCAAACAAAATCATTTTTCAAATTGCTTTTTGCATATCTTTCAAAAAACTCAATGCCAGTAATTGCTAAATTCCATAACCCTAATGTTAGGATTGTCATAACTGCATAAATACTCTTTCTGGCTGGCTGATTTTTTTCCTTGCTATCATCGCTAACTTTAAACCAGTTTGTGCATTTCATACATTTGTCATTATTGTATTCATCCCATCTTTTATGAAGTGTCTCCATTTCTATATAGTTGCTTGGTGAGCCAATACGGACAAACTCAATAACAGGTTGAAACATTAGATAATTGTTCTTTAATATCGTCTTCAAACTGCCCTTAATTAATTCTTCATCCATATTGTTATGCCTCACACCTACCGCAATGAACTCCATAAAATTCAACATATAATGGATCGCGGATCTTTCTTCTGGTTTCAAATTTATATAATCTTCTTGTGAAACTACAACCAGATCATTAACTCCCAACCCTTTTTTATCTCTCAATTTTTGACGAATAGCCATCGCTTCATCTACTCTTTGAACGTAAATCGTAGAGTTTCTACTATTCATCAAAGCTTGCATCGCGTGTGTCTTGGTTGCATTAATAATCTGCACACGACTTGTAAAGACCCATCCACTAACTGCTGCTATTGCAGCAAGCATAGTCACTAATGCTGTTGTTTTCGTAGTGCCAGGTTTAGCTTTTAGACTGAAGTTTAAAAAATTATAGTCTAAGGCAAAAGTTTTCCAAAAAATAATTTGTGCAAAGAACAATCCAATTAAGCAAAGCACCAAACTCAGTTGAATGCTTCCTCTATATTTATAAAAATAATCATCCCTTTCAAAAAGATAAAAGTATACAAAAACTATTGCGTATGAAAGAATTAAGCAATACGTTAAAAAAAAACCCACGATATCCCCGAAAAAAAATAAGGTGTCAAAATTGACACCTTATTTTATAGAATTCTTGAGGTTATGTTTAGCCTAAACCGTAACCATCAGTCAAAAGTTTAATAGTTTTCATAATTTTCTCCTTTTGATAAAAATACCCTGTTATCTAATGATAATAGGGTTGTTGTTGAGTGCATGTTACCCATCAAACATGGCATTAGTCAACCTAATATAACAGTAAATTAATCTTTTGTTGGGTCAGTGTTTTATAGTTAATATGACTTTTGAAACTACTTATTACTTAAAATTTTCCTCACCCCATCCAAAAACAAATTATCCAACGTAAATATACACTCAACAAAAATATGTAGCTCACACGGCGCTTCATACAGCTCAAGATAAGCATTGATATGGCTGCCATCCAGTGGCATAGCAACAGGATGGTAAGAGCGGCCACGGGCAATCACATTAAATGCTGTCAGGATAGCATGAGCTGTATAACTAAACTCAGGTGCATCATCCAACTTACGCCCAAGCTTATCCCGCAGCCTTTTTTGAAAGTCAGTTAGTCCACCGTCTCCTGTGTGCCATCGGTAGAGCTCTGTGACTTTCCCAGTGTATCTGCTGTATTTTGGTCGGCTTCTAACTGAATCTTCTCAGCATGAGCCTTCACAAAAACCCATACAGCTATACCAATATCGCCCATATCGAATAGTTTGGTAGCATTCTCTGGAGTATAGGGCTGTTCAACTTCCTTTCCATTTTCAGAGAAAACCACTCCCTTCCAATCTTCAATCAGGTGACATGCTGCTGCCTCAAGTAAAAGTTCGTGATAGAGCTTATCTTCAGCACCTGCAGTTGAAACAACATACCCTTTTGATGCCACCTGATTCTGAGCACGCTCCAGAGCTACCCGGTAAGGCTTATATGCTTCACCACGAATTTTAAATTCCGCCAGCACATTACCTTCAGCATCCTTATATTCTTTCCATAGTGAGACATTTTTGCTCTTTTGAATTTCTGCTTTTAAAGCCATTTTCTAATCCTAAAAAAATGCCCCTTTCGGGGCTATGTTTATGCTTCAGTGCGTGTAATGGTTGGTGCTTCTTTCACCTGACGGAACTCCATAGCTAGCGTATGGTCATCATTTTTATTGGTATCGGACAGGCCATCATTATCCAGTTCCAACTTGGTGAAATTGAACCCATAGGCATTACCTATAGAATCCTCCAAACCAATTTCCGCAGTCATGTTTTGGCGCGACTCAACATAAGGAATCCACGCTTTTGAAGTTGTGGTTAAGGCCAATGTCACATTTAGCGTGATACTCACATTACCTTCGGTATAGCGGTTTGGGATCAGGCTACCATTGCCCAAACATGGCTTGGCGGTCAGGTTGTTATTAATCGTGATTGTGAATGATTCAGCACATGCTGTACCAACAGTACTTACTCCACTAATCTTAAACTCGTTCACATTAATAGATGACATGAATGGTGTATCAGTAGCAGCAAGTGGGTTAACCACAGGAGTCGCCACCGGGTTGTCGTAACCAGTCGCACTGATTGAGGCACTGCCAGTGATCTTACCTTCTGTATCGCCTTGAATGGTTAATTCACCAATGCGACAACCTGAGAATACTTGAATGAATCCGACTTTTTTGTCGTGCTTTACAATCGTATAGGTTGGCAAGGTATCGCCACCAATTTCAAGCGTTGACACACTTGGTGTGCCTGAATCAACAAACATGTTGCCTGCCACACCTTCAAAGAACATGTCTTGACTGAGTGCAGATAACTCGTACTCAATATTGCCAACCGCTTCTGCAGAAGTAGCAACTGAGCCTTGCTCAAAACGAGAGTCTACAATCTCATCAGATTGGGTCAGAGACACTGTCTTTTTTAATGAGTCCGAGTTACGGCGCAACGTGTGCCATACAGGCACCGCTGGCAGTGTATTAGGTGTTTCTTCTTTCGCAATGTGGATCACCACATCAGTGCCTTTTGACATAGCCGTCTCCTGAGTTTAGGCAATAAAAAACCGCCCTAAAAGGACGGGTAAATGAGAATTTGGGTTTAGTTCACGATATATGACACATTCACGTTGTATTGATAAAAGCTCACGGCTGAAGGATCGCCAATCACTGATAAATTTCCTGCATCCAGAATATCAACCTGAAGCATCTCCAAATTACCCACCTTATAAAACTGCATATGTTCAGCCCACTTGTCTGCAAGTTTAGATAGTTCCAGAGTGCCAGAGTGAAGCGGTGCAAATAACTGGATAAAAACAATGCCCGGTGTTCGTGTGCAAGGCTGATCACCAATACTTGCAATAAAAGTTCCAGCATTTTTCACTGTGACTTTTGCCCAGATCTCTTTCTTTGGCGGCTCAAATGGCTTGCCGCCAGCTTGTGGATTGTTTGCAATTTGAATATTCGCTTTAGGCATGCCAGTGAATGTACCAACACGCGCAAGAATCGCTTGTAAGGCTTGAGTATTGGTCATCATTTATATTTCTCGCTGACGTATCTAAATGAAAGTGCGTAGACGCCATTAGGCGCTTGTTGACTGTGGCCATTTTCTAAACGTGTGCCGTATGGACTCAATGTTTGGATATACACAAGACCGCCTAATTTCGCTGTAGATGCAACTTGCAAGCCTTCTGATAGTGTTGCACCACCTGATAGGTCAAAGCCTTTCTCATAAGCATTTTGCGGTGAATCAAGCGTGACTTTATGTGATGCTCTGTATTCACCATCCATTACAGGAGATCGAGTGATTACCTGCTGAAGTGTTTCGCCTACAATCTTTTTGAGATGGTCGTCTGCATTCTTCACCACCTCAAGCGCGAAATTGGTCGGTTTGTTTTTCCATGACATAAATTCCACCCATTAAAAAAACCCACCGAAGTGGGCTTTACTTATATTTAAAATTTTTCCTGTAAGTAGAATACAGTTTGAGCTCATCTATTATTTTTTCGCAAACTTCACCATATTCCCTGCATAAGGATTCAGGAATTGGATTGTCTTTGAAGTTTTCATGACTTATTGGATCGGAAAAAAGATCAAATCTTATAGCGATTTTTCCAGATATCCGGTTGTGTTGTTTTACATACTCATGAATTTCCTTATCATCCAAACATTCCGTAAGAAAGGCCAAACTCCTGAAGTTTTCATGCTCCAACTCCATAAATCTATCAATTAGTTTTTCAAGATTTCTTATGTCATTTGGCGGCTTAAAAGTCAAAATAGTTAATGATGTTAGGGCCTCAAGTATATTAGTTGTTGAGTCTTTCGCTAAGTTTGCGACAACTTCTTTTCCTTTCTGGTTGTGCCAAATGCGATATACAACAAAAGCTATAATAAAAGGCGTTAATATTTTTATTATCTCATTCCAATCAATAGTGCAAAATTCCATAAATCCCCCCTAGATTTAGAGGGATATTAGTTTAAATTATTTAGATAGACCACTTGAAAAGTTTTTAAAATCACTTGTAGCAAAAATGAGATACATTTTTATCGTCTTTAATGCATTCCCAATCAGTAACTTTTGGATTTCCCACCACTCCTAAAGTTTTGCCAGATCTATAGTAATTAGTTGCATTAATCGCCTTACCATTATTCTTGGTAATCCGATAAACTTCGCTAGGCAATCCTGCATTAAACCACTCTAAAACGAACTCATTTTGATTTATAGAAAAGCTTCTCTCGATCCCGCCTGCACCACCTGCGGCCCCAATATGACAAGCTTGAATACTTTGAGGTTTATTATTGATAACATAAAAACATTTAGTTTTTCGTAAAGGCTCCTCATAAGCAAAAGCACTTGTAATCAAGCAGAACCCAATCAAACTTAATAATATTTTTTTCATTTTAATTCACTCATTATGGAGTTGTTAAAATACCAAAAAATATTTTAATTTGATACTTTTCTTAATTGGCAGACCCATACACTGGAAGTTGGGTCTTGACCAATATTAACCACCTTAAATCGGCCTTTACTGGTAGCCCACACATCACCAATCTGCGGCACCTGAGTCACTTCGTTTTGCAGCACTGTAGCCTTTGAGTCTGTGACTTGGTAATCAGTTGGTTTGACCATGTCTTTCAAATAAGAGCCAAACAGAACACCACGACCGCTGTACGCTTCAACGGTAAAGGTTGGATAAGTCTGTGTTTCAAAATCAAAGTCACCGGACTGGATTTCTTTTGAACAAGTGAATGTATCTACCGCATCAGCCAATTTCTTATCAAAAGCTTTAGCTACTTTGGATTGGATTTTGTTTTTGATCATCGCTTTCGCTTGCCTTATACATATCAAATAAGTCTTGAGCAATACGCTGTATTGAGTAAGCTTCAAATTCAATACTAGGTTCTTTTTCACCCATCAGATGTTTTGTGCGCTGCCAAATATGTACAGCTTCATGCAGCAACAGGCCATGTATAGTGATCAGTGATTTATCTTCAGTTTCCCCAAGTTGAACAATGCAATGTTTCCCACCATCGTAATAATCCACTTGTGCAGGACAGCCAAGAGATAGAAATTCATCTGAATCATCCATGTCATCAAACAGAAGATCCATGTGCATCTGATTGCGTGCTAAGGTGTACTTCGAATGCTCAAAAGGCGTGATATACCATTCGGGTACATAGTCTGTATTAATCATGCCCGAAACACCTCAAATCCAAAGCCTTTGGTTTTTAAATCCAGTGAATCAATAAAGGCCCGAGCAATCTGCTCAAACTCTGAAATTTCTACACTACCCTCGGCAAAACTCTCAGTGACTTGAACCGTATCAGCCTTTACACTTTCACTAGTGGTTTGACGTGCAATACCTGAATAAATCACACCAGCTTGAATACCCTTAATAATTTCGCATGCAGCATCAATCAGGAGTGGATCAATCGGATCTGGAACATAGCCAACCTCGTTTCGCATCCAAGTGTTTGCTAATTTGATGAGGCGAGCTTTATCACCAGCCGGTGCAAAGTCTACACCTAGAATCTGCTCAGCCTGTTCTTGGGTAATAAAGCTCATGGTGTTATTCCTTTGGGGCTAATAGTGCCAATAGATCATCCTTTTTGGCATCAGATGAGAATTCAATTCCTTTCAATTTCAGAACATCTTTTAGCTCATCCACTTTAAGTTTTGAATAATCCATTGATTGAAGTTCAGCGATACGGGCTTGCATCGCACCAACATCGTTTTTGAAAGAAATCAGCTCACTTTGTGCTGTGGCTAACTGCTCTTTTGTGTTGGTTAAATCAAGCGCTACTGCATCAAATTGTTCTACAGGAACCAAACCACTTAAATCAGCAGGTTCACCCTGAATCAGCCCAGCCTTTAATGTTTCCACCTGTTGTTTTAACTCATCATTTTCAGCAACAACCTTGGCGCATTCAGCTTTAGCCTGATCGATTGTCGCTTGCAGCTCAGGCGTAATACCTACATTTAAACTCACTACCACAGAATCAGTTGAAAGCTTTTCACCTTCATATAATTCATGTTGGCCATGTTTGAAATCGGATTCATTAATGACTCGAAAATCATCGCCATCTTTAATTTTTACAGTTTTTACTTGTGACATGTAACTCTCCAAAAGAAAGAGCGCGTATAGCGCTCAATCTAAGTTTTATTAACCCAACAGCAAGGCAATATGATCTTGCTTAATCGCCTTTACGCCCCAAGCTAGACGCACATGGTAAACAACCTGCATGAACTGGCGATACACGGCGATTTCAAACGCTAGGCCAGTTAATGGATCAACCACTTGAATTACATCATCAGCAGAGTCACCACCTTCTGGCAGTGCTGGTGCACGAGTTGCTAATGCAATTGCTGAACGAGCAAATGCCACATTGGCTGTGTAAGCATTGCCTCGGGTAATGGCTGTGTTATCAGCAGCTGGGATTAATAAACCTGATTTATTCAGGGCAAGACTTGTACCTGCCAATCCACCTGACACATATTTGTTGCCATCGCCCGCAAAAGTAACAATATCACCAGCTAGAATTGTTCCTGCACCACCATCAACAGCAATGGTTGTAGATTTTGCACCTACCGCACCGTTGACGAGATAGTCAGCACCAGTACCATTCACATGCAAGCCGGACGCATGAGAGTGGCGAATCGCCATATTCATCACACGATCAGTCATACCGTTACGAAGCATATCTGCTGAACCAGCTTCATTCACCTTAAATAAACCAGACTGCTTACCACGCAAATTACCAATTGCAGCATGACCAAGGACTAACTGAAGATCAGTACGGGGTGCGCCATTCTCTTCAAGGATGCGCAATACACCCGCAAAGTCAGATAAATCTGCTGCTGTACCAAATGGTGTGGTACCACCTGTACCAAATGCACGTGAGGCATTTTTATAAGCTTCTACATGTACATCTGATTCAATTTCATTCACCAATGTACGCATAGCCTGATAGAAGCGATCAGCCTGAATTGTGCTGAACGTTCCAGCATTAGAAAGACCTTTGGTTTCTTCACCATTCCAGCGCACAGGAACGTGACGGGATTTAGTGATTTGTGCATCTACATGGTCTACGTTGGTATCACCAGTATTTGGAGCGTTTGCGCTAGGGATTGTGTCCTGTGCTGTAACTTCAGTAGTTACTGGTACACGAACATTTTGCCCTACTGCTGCACGCTCAATACCCGAGTCACGCGAAACCGCAGGAATGTAACCTGTTAACTCACGTGAAACTTGGTCTAGTGCTTCGTAGATATCAGGAATTAAACCTGTAAGAGTGTTAGCCATTCGCTATTTTTTCCTTTTAAAAATTAATCAGTAACTTTGCCGCCTTCACGCATAAATGAAGACTGCTCGATAGGTTTTAGATTTGTAAATTGATCACGCGACATCGTCTTAGCCCCGCCCTGACCCCCATTACCTTGAAAACCGCCGCCTGAACCTTGGCCACCTTTTAGGATTGAATCTTTATGAGCGTATCCACCAACTAAAGACTCCAAAGCCTCATCAAAGTCAGCGACCTCACCAGGGCGCGCGCGTGAATAGATTTTTTGACCATCCGTACCGTAGGCCACAACCTTGCCTTCTTCGATCTTGAAGCTTTTCCCAAATTGGGCTTGGACCATGTCCACAGGTACAGCAATGTTGTCTTGAATGTACTTAGAGCGAGCGAAGCCACCGCCAATCAACTCACTATGTAATTGCTGTTGTACAGCATCACGCTCAGTGGTTAATTGCTGAATTTGAGGTTCGTAGGTCTTTTTAAGTGCATCAGTAATTTCAGCCTTAACCTTGTCTACCTCGCCTGCATCCACAAGCTTTTTAGCGTCCAAGTTCTGAACAATTCCAAGTGCCTCTTTTACCTTGACGGGATCAAGTCCCTCAAAGGCTTTAACTTGTGCTTCAAATTGTTCTTTGGCTTCACGATGGGTTTTCGCCTCACCATTCAAACGTGTGATTGTTGCCACTGTCTGCGGTGCATCAAAAGCTACTTCTTTACCATCATCATGAACATAAACAGGCTTACCATCCTGAACCACTACATGACCATTTTCGTCTAATTTCAATTTCATAAGTCATCCGACCCTTTTTAGTGAGCATCCGCTCGTTACGCTGTCCGCATCCACTTTCAGCAGGTATAAAAAAAGCACCCTAAGGTACTTAATTTGAATTTGATTTAAAGGCCTATCGCCTCAAAAGTTTTGGCATCTACCACCTTAAGTTCGGCCAACGTATAACCCCGTTTATTCAGCGGATCAGCAAACTTATCAATACTGTACTCGCCTTTCTTGTAAAGCTCGTACTTCGATTTACCCAACCAAGTGCGCTGAAAGAACTCATCCGACTGCTCGAAGAACTCTTTGAACGATGTATTTGCATCCAACTGCCCAATTAAGTGTTTGTGCTCATCCTTGGGAATGTCCTTAACCTTGCGCTCATCCATAACAAAAGGCCGCAGCCCCGCAATGTTGCCATCCTTGTCACACCCCACGTAGGTTGTGCGGTTATTTGGATGCACAGGGAACCGTGGACGCGTCGGATCGTCAATTGGATAGACATCTCCATCAATTGAAGCGCAGTACTTGCACGTGCGTCCATCCAGAGTAGCTACCACTTTCACATACTCATAGCCAAGTGCTTTGTATGTGTCGATGTAAGTCGCATTACTGATATGACTTCGTGCTGTCCTAACTTGGCGCTCTATCGAACTGCGACTTGATTCAAGCAATCCATCCTTGTAATCAAGCGACTTCTTGCCCTTAATTCGCTGAATAATCTGCTGATTGGTCTGACCTTGCGAAATACCATCACGAATCACGTATTCCACTTTTTTGCGTAGTGATGCAGCAATATCAGCAAAAAGGTATTCAACTAACTGCCCGCCCGAATACGGCGTTTTCTTTGCAACCTTATATATCTTCTCGGCATTTACAACCGCAGCAGTATCAGCAATCAGATTAGATGAATAAGAAGCCTCATAGACAGCAAGGGCCACTGTGGACTTTTCAAATTCTGAACTTAGGTCCTCATCAATTGATTTGAACCACTCATTCAGAATTACTTTGATTTCTTCAATATTCCGACTGGCTTTAGCTCTACTCGAAAAATTAACACTCTGTAATGCTTTATGCTCAGAATCCGTCAAATTTTCAAGTAATTCACTCAATCTAAGTAATTGAGCATTGGACAGCTTACTAAATTGAGCTGTCAGCTCATTTACGCTTTGAGATGATGCACGATATAGATACGCTTGATGTTGGCTCAGCGCATCAACAAGGGCTTTCTGCGCTGATTTATCCATCTTTATTCCTCATCATCTGGTGGGACATCTATTCCACCATCATCCCGCTTTTCAATTTTCTTCACGATATCTTCCCATTTGTCCTCAGGGAATGTGCCTGTCTGCTCATAGTGGTACCACACATACATTGGCAACTCACCAGCAAGGCAGGCTTCGTAAATCAATTTAGAGCGTGCTGGATCGTATTTTGGCTTATTAAAATCTTGAGCAATCGTAAAGCTAAGCTCATCCACCCTTAAATCATGCTCAGGGATAACAAACTTTGCACACCAACGTAATGCTATGGTGAATGCTTCAGACACGTTGGCCACGACCAACGACAAAACAGAATGTTGCACCGAACTATCATTGTCTGCCTGTGTAGCAGTCTTATTGGCGGAACCAACCTCGATCAAGCGTGCACCCAGCTCTTTCATCTGGTTCCATTTGTCATTCATACGCTCATAGGCCAAACCATTCTTTTCAGCTTGGACCATCTTTGCATCTGTTGGGATTCCTGAGCGACTGCCGACCGAGGCACCTGACTCTTTCACCATGGCATACTGCTCTTGGGTAATGCTCGGAAAGCATAGTGTTGGTTGCCCAACAATGAATGCAGACTCTTCCACATCTGCGGTACTGGCATAGTATGAAAGCTCCATTGAAGCCAATTCATACAATGGAGCAGTTCCAATCTCATCTGAATTATCCACGGCGCCACAGAACGTAAAAGGAATGTAGTCCCATGGCTTGCCGTGGTAGTCAGTTGGAATAAACTTCTCACCTTCCACCCACTGACCTTTGTCATCCTTTGAATGGATCTGCACTGTATAAACATGCCCATTAGCCGTTTCTTCCAACAGCAAAATACGATACTGATCATTTGATTCAACAGCAAAGCCGTTGCGAACCTTCACTGTTTCCAACAATTTTACAAAGCTAAGCTTTTTTTGATTTCCAACAATGATGTAATCCCAATCCTTGATTGCACCCGCTTTAATGATATGAATCATCGGAAAAGCGCCTTTTGACTTTTCCTCTTCCTTATTTTTGCTGGGTGCTACTGCTGGGTAGTCAACGTAAACCCCACAGCGATAGTTTTTATTTACCAGTCGTGTCGCACGCTGTGCACATTGCCAAATTGAGCGTCCAGCGCCATCAGCATTGCGCTCTAAATATTCAAGCGTACTTGGACGATTGAATACAGGTGTTTTCCCAAATGCCAATCCGATATGACTGGCAAGCGTTCGACTTGTTACGCCTGGAAAGATTGCACGGAGCAGATATTCCCCATATCGCCCCTTACCATCTAAATCTTTAGGGGATTTAAATAGTGTAGGTAGCGGCAAATAAACTTCACGTTTTTCTTTAATTACTTCCTGACCACCACAGGCATCATCTAACTTATTCCAAGTCGCAATGTGCTTATCGTAGTCAGCATGTGTTGCTGTAATGCTCATTTTAGAATCCAAACATTGGTAGGTCGATACGAGTGACGGGTTTTATAATCGGGAAGCGCTTAGCCAACGGATAACCACCCGCATCACCAACGTGGTCAAGTCCTGATTTTTTATCTGGCATACCAAAATCGTCATAAACCTGCTGCTCTAATGTTTCGGTCAACCGTGGGCATTTGTTGGTATTTACTAACAACGTACGCTCACCATCACCATTCAGAATCAAAGCATTAACTGAGTTAATTCGATCTTTAATCGCAGGGTTAGTTCCACTAACCTCCACCCTAAATCCTTTATCTCGCAAAATCTGATGATCTGATTCGCTGCTATTTTTTGATGACTTGGCCTGACCTGCAGCATCTGGTATTACGGTCATGTCATGTAACGGGAATCGCTCATTAAGCAATGTAGCCATCGTTGGTGTATCCCTTACTCCAACCATCTCGTCTAAAGCCAAAGGCTTGCCTTCACGGATGACATAGACCACAGCTGCCATCTTCAGGACGTTAAAGTCCATCCCGATGATCAAAGGTTCGCCCGGTCTAATTTCTTCATCGGTATGGTTGAGTTTTCGATCAAAATCTGGATATACCGCGCCACTGGTTAAGTTGACGAATTGCCCACGTAAATATGCTGATATTAATTGTGGTGGATAGGATTCATATAGCGATGAAATATAATCATCTGGCAAGTTAGCCTCATTGTCGTATGTTGAAGCCTGAATCATTCCATACAGTGCACGTTTTGCAGGGGTTAGATTCGCCTCTTTTACGAACTGCTGATGCGTAAACTTAAACCCCTCTGGTGTAGTTGCAACATCAATGCCATTGATTAGACCAGGATGTTTCACACGCATACGAGCAATGATCTTCCGCCACGCTTGTTGGGCTTTAACCGTCGGCATTACATCCAGTTCATCAATCAAAGCATGGCCAATCTTAAAACCTACAATTGTTTGGGGCTTTTCCATGGATCGACAGATAATCGTGCTTCGATACTGACGACCGTAGTAAATATCGACTTCTTTATTTGATTCGTAAATCTTGGTCTTCAACCCCCAGTCAAATGCCACTTCATCAATGGTCGGAAAAAAGATGTCTCGGATCTGCGGATAGGTTGGCGCAAAGTAACCTAAGGGCACCTTAGGAAACTCCCAAGACTTGTCACAAAGACTTGAGCAGCCTACCCAAGTTTTTCCTGATCCAAAACCTGCAACAAATGCACGAAACTTATTCTCCAGCTGTAAGAAATTAGCCTGAGGTACATTCAGGGTCGGATTGATGTTCGGCATTTGATTTACTCGCATCTACGACCTGTATGGTCACCTTAACTGGAGTTGGATCGTCAGCCCCCTCACCATCCCCATTTTTGATTTTATCTATCTCAAGCTGCTTAAGCTGAGCGTCTAAGAGTTGAAGTTCATAGCCATGCATCTCATCCTTAATCTGCTTAATGATGTTCTGCTTCATTTTTTTATTCCTGTTCCAGTCCTCATACATCTTCTGGAGTTCATTTAGGCGTACTGCTTTATTAGCCAAAGGAATGTCGTAAATATTGGATTTAAAATCTTTTCTAGTACGAATGAAAAGATCTCTTAATTTTTTACTCAGATTCTTTCCAGCGGGTTTTGTTGGGTCATAAGCTGCACACTGCCTTCTATCTATTTCTATCCCGTATTCTTGTTTGACAGCATCTGCAACCTGTTGGGGTGTTTCAAAGCAAGCAAGAGACTGAACTATAAAGATTTTTACAGGCTCCCTTAATGTTGCCATAAATACACCTTTGTCAAACTACGTCAAACAAGATGGGCAAAAAAAAGAGCCCTAAGGCTCAATTAATCACACAGTTCCCACAACACGCAGACACATTAAAATCAGATACAAACGACGCATTCTTTGTGATTTCGACTAAGCGCTTAACACTCTCACTTGCACCCCAACGTTTGACCACACCATAAAATTCTTCAACATCGTGACCAGCTAAGTAATGTTTAGGTAAGCCTGTATTGTCGCTATAGATAATCTCTTCATCTTGATCACGCTCAACGCCAATGTGATAAAGCTCATGCTCTATCAATGCACAAAAATCATGATCTGAAGCTTGCTCACAGAATGATGCGTCTATAGTGATGAGATAAACAGGTACACAACCAAACCAATCTCGCATCTGCTGTTCCTGCCGGGCTTTCTTCCACCCGCCTTGGTTAAACATCACTTTTTCACATTGACCGAGTACCATGCGCTTTTTTGACTGGCATGCAGATGATGCCCAAGCAAATGCTAAAAAGGTTTCATCGTCGTGTAGTAGCTCAGAGATATGGTCATGATCTGGATTGTGGAGCTGGCCACCAATGGTTAGATAGTTTTTAATCACCCATTCTTTTAATTCCACGGCGGGTGCAAGGCGAATTGCTTCTTCTTCCTCAGCCTGATCGATTAGATCCGTCGGTGGGAATGGTCTGATTTGTTCCATCTTCTATTCTCTCTAACTGCGACTTAATCCAACGAATCACACTACCCGACTCAATTGCATGTGGCTCAAAACGTTGAATCTTGTAACCCATATCTTCAGCCAAATCATATTTATTAAATGCATTCGCTATCTTTCGTCCACCACGCCCGACAGCCCAAGGACTACCCGCTATTTCAATCAGAAGTCGCAACTTCACAATATAAAAATCAAATCGCCAGTTTTTGGTAGATTCAAATTGAAATTTGCGCTCAGAGCCAATCAGGTGTTCTTCTAATTCTTGGAATAGGGCTTCTTCAGCTTCTAGGTATTTTTCTTTTGCCTTTGGTAAAGGTTTAGAGCGTGGTTTGGTTTTAGTTGGGCGCTTTTTGGTTTTCCGGAAGTAGTCGTTTGCATTCATATATTGCGCCCATTAAAAAACCACCCGAAGGTGGTTCGCTTAAAACAACATCGACATTTGCCCAAACTCATAAATCGTTAATGCAAGGACAAAGGCCGAAACCGAGATTACAAGCACATCTTGTGAAGTCATACTTATCTCCCTTTATTGTTCTTTTTTTATACTCTCACAACTAGAAATATTTTCAACACTAAAAGAATACATTTCTCACAATTTACAGTGATTGATAAGTAAGAAATTATACATGAACAGTTTATTTGTTAATTAATCGTAGAGACCTAGTTTTAGATTTTTAATTCGCTTTTTGAGCTTTATCATGATGCCATCAATCACCAACATCTCTTCACGTGTCAAACTAGAGCGGCTCAAGTTTTGGTACTTAGACAGCTCAGCACTACAAAATTCTAAGTCTTTTTTCGCTTGTACTTTGTTTGTCATGATTACCTCGAATAGAAAAGAAAACCCCGCCAATAATTCATATTGAGCGGGGTTTATGTGCCGTAATCCGTTCGGCTAAAAGGAAATGTAAATTGCTCAATAAAAAACCCGCTTACCTCTCCCAAAGTAAGCGGGTTAAATTTGCGCTTTATTACTAATTCTTTAATTCATCTTTATTTTTCACAGAATATAATCCCATTGTTTCACTATGATGAATAAATCACTCAATTTCTTAAATATCACTTAATTTCTTTCAAGCAATCACGACACACCTTGATTTCTTCATTATCAACCGTGTAATCGATCTCAGTCGCACCATGCAGGCCAAATAAACACATTAACAATCGGAGCATTACTTTTCTCCATGCAAAAAAAAGCCCACCTCAGCAGTAGATTGATGTGGGCTTAAACTAAGGACCTTGGAAGGTCATTCAGAAACTACAGCTGTTTCTAGCAGCAATCATGCATACTTATTCGTGAATTTTTTGTGAAAAAATGAATTAAGAATAAATCAATATTTTATGAATTAACTTTAATTGAAATCTGGGTGGCGACATTCAATACAAACCACTAGGAATAAAGAAACCACCATACGAGCCCCGATATTGCTTACACAAAAAACATTTCTCGGAGCATTAAAAATGCTCACATTTCTGTGAGCATTTGTTGTAATTCTCGTCTTTCCGAGTGTCAATCGATTTACCTAGTTAGATGATCTATAACAACATCTAACCTAATGAAAAAATTACTCGATATTTGCTATTCAGTCAATCAATTTAATTCGTATATTTTTGATAAATATCACGTTTAATTCACAAAGGATATGATGTTTGATTGAATTATTTGCGTTTACCTAAGACATAAAAAAGCCCACATTATGAGGGTTAATATGGGCTCCCTTATCATTTGCGCTGATTTGGGTAAATGTGTCGTTATATAACAACGGAGAAAGAGTAAATTAATTTAATAAAAATGCTAATTTATTTTCATTATATGTATTTTAAATACATTTTAAGAAATTATAACGATAGGAAAGCCCTCTTCGTGGGGCCAAACGCTACTCACAGGATATGGTTGCCATATTTCAGGCAATAAAAAACCCGATCATTTGATCGAGCTTTGAAGTACGTAAATATCTGGGTGGCGGCATTAAAATTTAAACCACTACGATTATAGTTAAGCCGCCATAAAAAAAGCCTAATCCACGGGGACTAGGCTATAAACTTTGAATCTTTTTTCGTTGGTAGCGGGAGCTGGATTTGAACCAACGACCTTCGGGTTATGAGCCCGACGAGCTACCAGACTGCTCCATCCCGCATCAACGAGTTAGCTTTATACGCCCTAAGCAACCACAAAGCAAACTTTATTTGAAATATAAGCACTTATAGTATTAACGAAATTCAAAATATCTTAAGCCTACCCTAAAATTGCTTCAGTTATAAATGCTGGATGAGATGCTCGATAGCGGCTCAATCTTCTCTTTTCACCCTCTAAAAACAACTTGGGTTCTTCCGACCATATTGATTTTCTCGAATCAAGCCCGGATAGACCTAGTGCCCAATCAGAAACAGCCCCATAAACAAAAGTATTATCAGCGAAAATTAATTTGGTCTTGTTATGTGTACTATTTATAAGAACTTTATGTGTTGGTAATGAACCGAATACACCAATCTGAGTGTAAATGTATTTATAGATTTCAGGCATATAGAGGAGCACTTAAAAGAGAGTGTCACTATACCATCTTAGTTGTTTAAAAAGCCCATCAAAGCCCATGCAATTTGTATACAGCAATAAAAAAGCCCTACATCTCTGTAAGGCTTTTCCCCTTGACTCATTTTGCGCTGATACAAGGAATCGTTGTTTTTATTTACAACAAAATGACTAAATCATTAATCGAATAAAAAATGAAGCAAAAAAAACCTGCAACTTGGGGTAGGTGCAGGTATAAACTGATATTAACTATCATGGAGAACTTAATACCAATTAATATACTTGGTTTATATTGAGATCTCATTCACATTTTATACCAAATTATTTAGGAATAAAAAAAAGCCCACCATTTGGCGAGCTTTCCTTGATGCTTAAACCTATTCTTTTGAACACTTCACTTCAAACTGGTATTCGTCTTGGGTAACCTTAATTTTAATATTTTTATATTTTCGTTTGTTTGGATCCATTGCCGACCCTGCTACTTTCTCAAAAAAGCTACGATCATTCATTAGCTCGCCATACGCTTTATAACCCAACAAAATCTTTTCAGGTTTTTTGCCGTTAACTACTAATTCACTAAGAGTATCATCTAATTTCTTGACAGTTAGAATTGCCATTTCAGTTAAAGCTCAAAACAAAAATTCATTATCGCTTATTTTCATGAACAAACTATGTCAAAAAAAAGCCCATCAAATGATGAGCTTTTTACGGTAATTAAGTGAATTTCCATATGTACGTCCACTATACCTGAAATATGCCATACCCCGTGCGCACACTCAAGCGGTTTTTTCAAAAGTTTCAAATACAAAATGCGGGTGTCTGCTTTTGATATAAGCAAGGCCGCATTTTAGATCTTGGCGAATTTGATTCACGGATGTGTCATTACTCCCAGCAATATCTCGTAATGAATTACCTATCACGTAGTGAGACCAAATTGATGAGATCCACTCCTGAAGGATTACATCTTCTACAAGCTGAATATCAAGAAATAGTCTTTGAATTGCACGTGCCTCGTTGCAGTCTAATTGGCAGCATGTTCCTTTTCGGCGTACGCATAGACGATCTCTAAGAGTCTCGTCTGACATGTACATTGCAAGCAGCCGCTCACGTTGCTGCTGCGTTATTCTTTTTGTTGGCATAGTTTTAACAACCATTACCATTGTCTCATTATCGCCATTTATCCAAGCTCCAAGCTGACGACACCATTCTTCAAAACTGTATTTCGACCAATCTGTCGCTTGCATAATCGTTACTGCTGCCGTCATCCCAAATCCCCTACCATCTTCTCTATTTGCTCAATCGCTTTGCCGCTTTTCACTTGCTCGGTGCTAAACCGTATTACCTGATAACCCATCATTGTTGCTTCGTTGTATTTCTCTAAGTCTCCTAAATACCCCTTACCTCGTGTATGCCTACCATTACTCCAGATACCACCTTCCACTTCGACCAATATCTTTTTGCCCTTCAAATGGAAATCAGCTCTCCATTTACGAGTAGGGTGAAATTTAAACTCCTGCTCAAACTCAATCTGTAAAGCTCTCAGTGATGTGGCCAATATCACCTCTCCCTCACTCTGTACCTTTTCACCCTTTACCTTTGGGCGCTTAGATCCTCTTTTGGGCTTATTAGTACAGATCATCTTTTTGTATTCAGCAATGGAGTAACTGCTAGTCACCCCTTCACCTCAAACAACTGTTTGGCTTTAGCTGTAGGTCGATATCCGCATGGCGTATTTTTATCGCTGTACAAATATCCATAATCTTCAAGTTGAGCCAAATAACGTTGTGCTGAGCGAATACATACACCAGTTTGCTCACTCACCTCCTTTGACCAAATGCGCCCATTGGTTTTGAGAGCAATTCCAATGATTTGAGCAAAGCAATCAAAGGCGTGTACAAACTTCAGCTTTTTGCGAATAGGTTTGATCATGCTGTAGCCCCCATAAGCGTGCCAGTAAACCCAACTTGCTTGAGGTATGGTTCCCATTTCTTCGCTTGAGTTGGGTTCATCAGTTTGATTTTGATTCTTGATGCCAGTTGTTCGTATGAGTCACCTGGTGCACTGTGCTTGCTTGCGAACTCAGGAAGATGAGCAAGTTTCTGAGCAAACGCTGCAATTTGTTTGTCAGTGAGTTGCTTAGGTTCTGCTGCAGGTGTTTTGCCGTATCCCGTTTTGGTTTCTTGGGAGTACTTGGTTCGGTAGGCATGCAGCAGCCAATCAGCAAAGTAGAAATTCAAAAGTTCATCGCAAATCGATTTGCTTTGGTTGTAAATCTCAAAGGCGCGTTTTTCTCGTTCCACCCATTTCGCTGTCATGAGGGTTTCGGGTTCGATGCTGTCATCAGCCAAAGTAATTTCTTCACGAAGTTTTTTTGAGCAAAGCCAGTCTTTTTTATTTTTAGATTCTAATGAGAGATTCTTTGAAAGATTCCGTGTCCCAACGTTGGGACTGTTTAACGGAATTGTTGGGACTCTTTCATGGAATTGTTGGAACTGTTCCGTTGTTGGAACTGTTCCACTGTTGGGACTGTTTAAATCACTATCTTCAGTGTTTAAGAGTACCGTTGTTGGGATAGTTTCCCGACCTTTTACGCCTAATAATTGATAAACTTTGACCTGTTTTGTACGCCCTTTTCGCTCACCTGTATCGATAATTAAGCCATCTTCAATCAGCTCATCGATGATTTTTAGCACAGTTTTACGGTCCATTTCGGTATCTTCCACCAACCGTGCCATGCTTGGATAGGCACAATGATCTTCACTCGCTCGGTCGGCAAGTGATAAAAGAACGAGCTTTTTAAGTGGTTTTAAGCTACCGCCTCTCTTTTGTTTCTGGCGTACTTTCCACGCCCAAATCGTTGCATCTAAGCTCACAACTCACCTACCTCTTCATTCATCTGAATGAAACGCCCAAACATAAAAATATGACCTGCTCGATGTAGGCTTGAAATAATTTCACCTGCATACCAAACTGAAACATGATGTTCATTGATCAACGTTTCCATAAACTCGTCACGGGTGACGGCAGCATTCTTTTCATCACCCTTGATCTTGCGAAGATTTGCCCTACGGATCTCCAGCAATCCATCTAATGTGCGGAGTGCTGGCTCGTACCATGATTGAAGCTGCATCATCTGCTTATGCTCGGGCTTCTTTTGAATAGCCTTATTAGTAATCATGGAACCTCCGCTAAGGCTTGTTCGGTCTTGGTGAGACGGCGTTTGGCATTGAGCTCAATAGTTGAAGCACTATGAACAAACTTTTTGTTTAGGGTTGAGATGCCAATACCGATATATACATCCACGGTGTTTTCATAGACTTCCACGACGTTATATATTTCATCGAAGTTACCTATGACTTCATTAAGTACAACAGCATCACCGATTAAAAAATCTGTATTGTCTTCAAAGGCTTGTTGTGCTAAATTCGCGTCATTCATGAAAGTGTACCCTCTGAATTGAATACTAAAGCCCGATCTCAACTCTCGGGCTTTTTTTCGCCTGTTTGATGTGCTAGATTCAGAGCTATGTTCAATTCCACTAGAATGTTTTTGAACTAGAAAGTCTGAGAGTCGAGCCTCAGGCTTTTTTTTAGTTAAATCTTGTGCTAAATTTTGATTGTTCATTTATTCCATCCTAGAGTAATGAATGCTGAAAAAGCCTAATCCCCAAGATTAGGCTTTTTCTGTTTGAGCATTTGCTGTGTACTTCTGCATTTGCTTAAGTGCTGCCTGATCCACGGCGGTAATCAACTCGATCAACCCCTGGGTAATTTGGTGGATCTCTTCATATTCCGCTGGTGTAATTACCCCATCCTCGTAAGCTTCATACACAACTCGGTTTGCCTTTCCGCTTTTAATGTTGTGCTGCATCATTGCTTCAAAGATTGATAACTCATGATGTTTGCTTGAGTCACAATCCACTGGCACTAATGCATATCCCATCTGATGCGCCCACACCTTTAAAATTTCAGGGTTCTGCGTATACATCATGATGGTTTCAAGCTTCTTTAAGCTCGGTAAATGGTTTGGCATACCTACGTTCCCGTAGTTGCAAATAGTGTTATGCGAGTCACCAGTGACCTGAGCAATTTCCTTTGGCGAAATCCCCTGCGTCTGGTTAATCATTTTAAAAATTGCCGTTTGAGCTTCACGGCTTAGTGTTATTTCTTGCATTTGTGAAATCCTTGATTTGTTTCACGTTTATTTGATTGAGCTATTGAGTGATAATTTATTAAGCAACATTTCGATTAAGAGGTTTCTTACCCTTTGCTAAGTCTCGAATTTGGTATTCACGTGCTAATGGGATCTTCTCAGCAGACCACTGGCTAACGGCGTTGTGTGAAATGCCAAGCTTTTCAGCCAATTGAGTAACTGAGCAATTAAGCAATTGCAAAGCATCTGACTTGGTCATTTAGGTTACCTTTTAAGTAATTTAACTTACTCAATTAAACTACATAAAACTTACCTCGTCAATTGGTAAGATAACTTACAAATATTTGGTTGTATTGATATGGAAACTCTTGGTAGCCGCCTTAAAGCATTAAGAAGACAAAGAAATCTTACTCAACAGAAAATTGCTGATGCGCTTGGTGTCTCTAAAACCTCTGTGATTTATTGGGAAAAAGATGAGAATGTACCCAAACACGAGAGTTTAATTGCATTAGCCAGAACCTTAGGTACAACAACTGAATGGCTTTTGAGTGGCGTGGGAGTTCCAGAAAAGAGCAATGCTGATATAGCTAAGATGGAAGTTGGTATTTATCAAGCCGGAGATCCTGTGCCAGATGGATACGTAGCTATTGATTATTATGATGATGTATATGTTAGTGCTGGCAATGGCTACTTAAATTTAGAAAAGCCAAGCAACAATAAGATGCTTTTCCCTGTTGATCTAATTAAAGAATGTAATGTTCAACCATCCGCAACCAAGGTAATCCATGTCCGCGGAGAGAGTATGTTTCCTAAATTAAAAGATGGACAGGCCATATCAATTGATATGTCAGCCAAAACTATTTATGACGGTGAAATTTATGCTTTTCAGGTTGGGGATGATACAAAAATTAAATACTTGTTTAATTGGAGTGACGAAGGTAAGGGTGGCTTTAAGGCTGTCTCAGCAAACCCTGATAAAAATCAATTTCCTGACGAGTACTACTCCCCTAGCCGAATAGAATCAGAAGGTATAACTATATTAGGGCAGTACTGGTGGAAACAGGTCGTAAAGCGCATTCGACGCTAATAAAAAGCCGCTATATGCGGCTTAATCACGTAATGAGAATGATTAATGAGTAAAGAATACAATAACATTGAGGTGAGTAAATACAGCGAGCTAAGCAGTGATGAACAAACTGCTATTCATGAAATGCTTATCTCATATGTACGCACAGATCATTTCTACAATATTGTCTTACTTCATGATAGTGAGCCTTACGACCTGGTCAAACTTGTAAGTATTAGCTTCGAGAATCAAGATGCTGCAATCTGGGTTCACTTCGAGACCATTACTGCTGAGAGACTGACTATGCCTTTAGACTTTATTTCAAGAATAGAATTATGTAATCAAGAAGAACTTTTAAATACTGCGAAGCTGGGCCGGTATGAGTTTGTTTAGGCTGTTTATGGATGTTTATAAAGTAAGTCATCAGTGACTTTGAAAAAGAATAAAAGCTGCGAACCCGACGCAGTCCTTAAGAACAGATCGGGTGGAGAAATAGAAATGTTAAATGGGAAAATATATGTGCCTTGTTTACGCTCTGGCGCCTCTGAAACAAATGCTTTACTAGCTTTAGGAGAGGAGCATAAAACACTAATTTCGCCTTTGATTTTTTTAATGGGCAATGATTGGGAAAAAGTATCAAATTTTATAAGCAATTATAAATATCCACTCTGGGTTGATTCATCAACCTTTAAATTAGATGAAGAAGGCATTATCAATAATCAATTAAATGATAGCTCCAATAATTACACATTTAAATTTGAAAAATATTGTGAATTACGGTTGTTAAATGAAAACTTATCACCTGTACTTACCTTAAACCCAGCCGACAAACCAAGAGAGCTAATTCAACTCGTAAAAAAATTTAAGGCAAATTTTAACGATGTTGGCTTAAGAATTACATTAACTATTGAAAATCATAAAGACTCTTTAAACCTTTTGGATAAGATTTTATTATCATTTGAATCTAACGATATGGCTAATATAACTATATTTTTGGATTTAGGTAAAATTAATAGCGCTGATCAAAATGAGAAAGAGCATGTTATTGCATTCGTAAGTTATATTCAGAATAATTTGTCACCAAAAAATATTATTACAATCAGTACTTCTTATCCAGCGAAGCCTGAAGGTGCTATTTACCAAGAATGTCACGATCTTATTTGGCAAGAAATTTTAAGAGAAAAAGTCGACACTCATAATTTTATTTATGGAGATTACGCTGCAACATCGCCTAGTGATGTGATTCAAGTTAGTAAGTTTATGAGACCGAGACCCGCAGCAACTTATCTAACTGATGGCTTATCATGGTATATTGAAAGCCAAGGTAAAGTACAAGAGTATGGAAAGTTTGTTGATATTGCTAAGAATATATTAAGCCTAGATGGTTACCACGGTGATGATTTTTGCTGGTCTAATACCGAAATTAGACGCATAAGCAATATCACTGACCTAACAAAAAAAGGTTATGGTGGTCAACAGCAATGGAATGAATATAAAATTCACCAGCATATTTGCGCTATTTTACATTCAAAAACTAATCAGGAAACTATTGGTGAAACTGAAGAGGTTTGGTGACTTTTTCTAATTTTTAATTGTTTCAGAACGAACTCTCTAATTATTTCAATATCGAGATTTTTCGCCAATATTTCACGCACTTCATTTTTAGTGGTGCGTGATCTGATTTGAATCTTATGTTGACTCGCTAAATCATTAAGTTCATCCCTCCATAGTAATCCGGACAGGTCATATGCATTATTGGATGATTGTTTTTTAGCAGATCTAACAAGAGCTAAAGATTCATAATTATCAACAACAATTATGCCAATAGTTTTTGGAGTAATAGTTAAAGCTGATTCTAGATGTTTTCCATGCACACAGAGCCACACCTCATCAAAAACATTTAGATATGCATCCATCTGTGTTATCCATCTTTTAAGGTTATCTTTTTCAGATTTAATCTCAAATCCGACTAAACGGCCGTTTGCTAACGCTAAGTCGGCTCGAAAAGATGAATCTATTGTCGAATTAGGATCTTTATTTGAAAAGCCTAATTCATCAATCAACAAATCATTTTGATTTATTTTAAACCTTTCCACTATCCAGCCTCTTAAAGCAAGACGAATGTCTATTGGGCTTAGAATTTTTTCACTATTAATCATCATATTCCTCCAGCGCTTTCGCATCCATGCCTTAAGCGACTCAGATTCTATCAAAATGATAGTTTTTTTTAAAGTAACTCCACCCACCCCAGCGGTGGGTTTTCTTTTGCCTATTAAAACAAAAAATAAGTTTTAAAATAAAACATAGTAATTTAAATTACTTTTTTATTGACATAAAAAGTAAGTTAGCTTACCTTTTATCTCACAGACATTAAAAAAGCGCACCGACCTGAGAAATCTAATGCGCTTTTGCAAATTGCGAGATCAATTATGAACAAAACCTTATCCCCTTTCAATACCATCAAGATATCACTTGGTGTAGCTGCTGTAACAATAGGCGTGCTTAGCTGTGGGTTTAAGACCTCACCGCAAGCTGCTCAACCTATCGTCGCCAACGTAGCACCTTCTGAATATCAACTCCTTGCATTACGCATGACTGGTGATAACCACGGCGAAGCGATTATTCGTTTAGATGGTTTCCGTGTTACTGCACGTTTTGAAGTTGAGGCATTTGAAGACAGCTACGGCGTACCAGGTAGTGAATTCACCGCTGTAGACGTAACCAGCCTTGATGAAGTGACCGTTTCAGATGCCCTAGGCAATCCATACAACGACTTCACAAACCACATCGACCATCAGAACTTCAATGCCCTCATCAAAGGCTATATCGAGAAACATCGTTTAGTGGAGGCAGGCTAATGACTACTTCTACTAATTCACAGGAAGTTATCAACTTCGGTAAGCATAAAGGCACTGCCCTTATTGATTTGGATCGTGCATACGTACGCTGGTTGCTTAAGTTGGAAAACCTAAATGGTGATTTACGCAAAAGCTTGGAAGCTTTGCCTTGGGTTCAAGAAGAGCTAGGACGTGAGCAGGCTTTCCAACAAAGAAAAACTATGGCTGTTCGCCTTCAAAAGTCACTCACACGTTCTTATCCAAAATCATTTAAACGAGCTAAAGGCTCACTGTTCTGGTCATAAGGGGAAATTTGATATGTCTACACTTCAACAGATTCAACTTGAACTGAAAGCGCCAAAAAGCAAACGCAATACTTTTGGTAACTACAACTACCGAAACTGCGAAGACATTCTTGAAGCAGTTAAGCCTTTACTTCAAAAGCATAATGCCACACTGGTCATCACCGATGACGTGACTGAGGTTGGCGGTGTAGTGGTTGTCACTGCCAATGTAGTTTTTACTGATGCAGACGGCAAACAGACCATTGTTAAAGCCCATGCAGGTGTGGAAATTAGCAAGAAAGGAATGGATGTAGCACAGACCTTTGGTGCTTCAAGTTCATATGCTCGGAAGTATGCTTTGAATGGTCTATTCCTGATTGACGACACTAAAGACTATGACTCGGATGAATATCACAACCAAGTCAACAACAGCACCAAAAATCAAAATCAGTCCAACAACCAGCAGCGGACGCAGCAGCAAGGCCAAAACAGACAACAAGCTAACCAATCGCAGAATAATAACGCTCAGCAACCAAGCTTGCACGATCGCTATAACGCAGCCTTAGAGTCTATTCGTCATGCTAAGAAAGCAGCCACACTTGATAAAGCTTTAGAGACCTTTAATGGCTCTCAGTACTTTGCAGGTATTTCAAAAGCTTGCCAAGCAAGAGCTGACCAAATGGGTTGGACTCCAGCAAATCAAAACCAACAGCAAGCTTTACACCACTAAATTTAGAAGGATAAGAATATGAACATTTTAAATGGTACTGAAGCTTTTGAAGCAATGATGGCTGGGCGAAATATCATGTGCCGCGCTGCAGGTGAATTAATCGCTTTTGATGACTTGGACCAGTTCCCTGCCACCATCTTTTCTAAACCCGGTTATGAGTTTTGCATCAAGATCGACTCTATAGAGGTTGCGGGCATTACTTTTACAAAACCTTTGACTATTGATGAGTATCAAGAAGGCCAAGATGTATTTGTCATCAATACATACCTTCCATCTATTTACGTAGTTAATTTTAGAACTGCTGCGCTTATTCAATCCATTAACAGTGGCTTTGTCCAACGTGATGCTGAGAATGCCGAACTTCAATTAAAAGCATTATCTAAATCGCTTGGACGAGATATCGATAGTGTTCCAAGTATAGTCCGCCTTGGTGAAGAGCCAAAGAAACAACGCGCTTCACGTAAAAAGAGAGAGGACCCAATAGAACAAGTTGAACAGGCTGAAGTTTCAAGTGAAAAGCCGGGTGATGTTTCGAGTGAAGAAATAGAAACAGATCCAGTGAAAATTGTTGAGTCATTTACCACTCAGATTAATGAATGTGTGAAGGTTGAATCTGTTTTATCACTGCGCTACTCATTCTCTGCAAATGGTTATCTTGAACGAGAACATGTTCAGCATTTATTTGTACTGGTAGAAGCTAAGTTGATTGAGTTAGATCCAGAGCAATATACGCCAAAAGCGGAAACTGAAGATTTATCTGTAGATGCACTCAAGAAATTACAACAGGATGCAGAGGATCTGATTAAGGGTGTTAATGAGCAAGTGCAAGCAGATGAAAATCACATAACACTTTTAAACGACTTGCTTGAACGCGCCTCGAACTCCCAAACGCCGGCAGAAGCAAATGCACTCGTTAAATACACCAGTGAATGGACCGAAGAACAACGCAAGCCGCTGCTTAACGCTATTCACAATCGCTTGAAGGATATCAGTGCATTCACAACCACTGAAACACAACCACCGTCATTGATGGTGCAAATCCAAAATGCCAAAGATTTAACTGAGTTGGAGTGTTTGGAGGTCGAAGTATTCAATCGCCATCCCGACATCCAATCCAAGTTAATGGACTTTGTAAAGCGACGTCGCTTTGAGTTGAAAAATGGGGCTGGTCCAGTGGGAGCACCTCTATGAGCTACCACTACTCCACTATCACCCGGACACTTACAGTGTTCGGGGCGAAGATGACACACATTTTTAAAAACACCGGTGCTGGTGAAATTGAAGAATTAGTCACTGATGCGAAGTTTAAAGAAGCGACTTGGAGAGCTTGATGGAAATTCAAAAACAGAAGAATCTTTATTTAGCAAAATTGCTTGAACAAGAAGTCATAAAACAGGATGAGTTTGAAGACCTTGTGTTTAAGCCAGAAATCAATGCGTTTCATTCCAACTATCTATCTTCAAGATTTATAGACAACATCAACTTTGGATGGTCAGCATGGCAAGCAGCTACAGCCCAAGCTGCTCCTGAACAAACTCTTACATCCGATTGCATGATCAATAAATTGTGGTTTATGAAAGGAACACCTGTAGCCAATCTGATCAAGCATGCTGAGGAAGTCTATAAGGCTGAGGTAATTGCCCAAAACTCAAAAATTAAATTCGGCACAGATGACAACGAAGTTTGGTGGGCACACGACGTTCCATACTATGGTGAAGTTCAAATGAACTGGATCAAAGAGGATCAGGAGTGGGACATTTTCTTTAATGAGTGCTGGCAAGGACCTTTCGATTCAAAACAAGAATGCATTAAGCATTTAGAAGAATGCATTGCTGAACAACGAGCTGAAGCACAGGAGCCAACCAATGACTAACCTCCAACACATCGCCCAAGAACTTGCCGAAGAATTCGCACCACTTGTTATAGGTCAATCAGGCACAACCAAAACATTCACGGCGGAGCAAGCCTCTGCCCTTTATCACATCCTTGTAAGTTTTGGATATAAGGATGAATGCAAGGGCTTGGATACCAAATTACCGTTTGAGTTAATTGATATTAAGAAGGAGGTATTATGAATAAGTTTGAAGGAATGACTATTAAAGAGGCGCTTTGTTCACGCCCAGTACTAAAAACCCCCGACTTAGAGGAAATTTTTGGTAGGTCATCACGAACTCTAAACCGTTGGCAAAATGGCGAGCTTTATGAAAACCCAATGCCTAAGCCGTTTTCTGAATGCAGAGGCGCAGGAAATAACTATGATTCAGGCAAACTACTGGGTTGGTATGAATCGTGGCCACTACAAAAAAAAGCGCTAGTTATCTAGCGCTTCATTCTTCCAAATTGATTCCAGTCTATCCATCCACTTCTCGTAGGCTTCTTTCTGCTCTGATAAATAATCATGTTTATCGTATGTACCCCATATCTTTGGAAGCGCATGCCCCAACATGATTTCACATACGTGAGGCTGTGCAATCGTTGACATATTGGTACGCATAGTTCTGCGAAGATCATGTACAGACCAGTGCTCCAGATCAACACCTTTATGCCTCTTAAGCCATTGGAAAATGTTGTTTGGCATTGTGAGATGGGATGTCTCACCTAGCGGCTTTGTAGTCCCATCAATTGTAAACAAGTACTCAGAACCTTGGCTGAATTCCATTGCTTCAAGCAAGTAGGGTTTAATATTTTCCGTAATTGGTCTTAAAATCGGCTTTTTACTTTTCTTCCCTGTTTTATGATTTTCAGGAGGAACAGTCCATATCATCTCTTTTAAATCAAAATGAGATTTTTTAGCAAGCTTAAGCTCACCCACACGACAGCCGTAGATAATCAAGAGTGTGAGAAACAGCTTATTTTTATAAGTCATCTTGGTTCGCTTTAGGGCATACCAAGTTAAATAGATTTCCTTGTCACTCAGCGCTCGTTCTTTTACGCCTTTTTCAATACGCAGGTCATGCTTGGCTGAAACATTCATTAGGTGATTAACTGAGATTAAACCGCGCTTCTGCCCCCACTTGAGGCACTGGTTTGCATTAATCAAAAGACGGGCAGAAATGGAAGGTGATTTCTTTGCTACATCCTCCAGTAATGAAAGCCACTGATATGCGCTTATATCATCACTATTCTGCTTTCCAATATTTGGAAGCACGTATATCTCAAAAGAGCGCTTTATCTCATTATGACTAGATTTATTGGGTACACAGAATTTCTCATACCATTCATAAAACAAAGTCTCTAGTGTGTATGCATCTCTAATACTCACCTTCTCTTTTAATCTTACCTGTTTTGGATCAAGCCCTTTTTCAAGTTCTGCTCTAAGACGATCCGATTCTAAGCGTGCATTTTTCAATGTTAAATTTGGATATGAGCCAAGATCCAGTCGATGCTGCTTGCCGTTATACCTGTAGCGTAGCTGAAAAACGATTTTACCTTTCGGAGTAATACGAACGCTCATAGCATCGCGATCGGCGAACTCTTCTATTTTTTCTCTGTCTTTACCAAGTTGAGCTTTTAGCCAAGCTTCTGAAATCGCCAT